ATTGAAACAGGAAATGCGAGTGAAGCATATCGGCAGAGTTATGACTGTCAAAAAATGAAAGGACCAACAATAAATCGAAATGCAGTAGCACTTCTTGATAACAGCAAGATTGCAACAAGAGTCGGTGAGCTGCAATTAAACCTACAAAAAAAGTTTGAGGTGACTGTTGAATCACTATCAAAAGAACTTGACGAGGATCGACAATTAGCTAGATCTCTGGGCCAACCTGGTGCAGCTATCTCAGCTCTGAACGTCAAAGCCAGGATCCATGGACTAGATAAGCAAGTGATGTCCAACGATCCAGAGAATCCAATGCCAGCAACAATACAAGTGGAGATATTAAGAAATGAAAATAATTAAACAACCAGTGGATTATCCGATTGAAGTCGAAGTTCATAAACAACCAACTAACAAACTATACCTGGGGATCTTCCTTGGGTTTTGGCTTGGTTACGCTCCTTATATCATCCATCAAATGCAATGGCTCCGATAGAACACACATGCAATGTTTGTGGCAGTGAATATGACGAAGAAGAGGGTGGGATCGAAGGTTTCTTCGGGATCACTGAAGTAGCTTTTTGTTGCTGGTGTTATTCATCCATAGTTGATATGGTCCATTATCACGATTCTAATTATGACGACGAAACTCCGCATACAAATCACTGAGAAGTTTGAGCCATTCCTGGAGCCACATCGTTATAAAGTGGCTCATGGCGGACGAGGATCATCGAAATCCTGGACGATTGCGCAGCTGCTGGTGCTCAAAGCTTACAAAGAAAAGACCAGGATCTTGTGTGCCAGGGAGATCCAGAAGTCAATCAATGACTCAGTGCTGCTGCTTCTTGCTGATACGATCGAACGTATGGGGCTGCAAGATTTCTTTGAGATACAAAAGACACAGATCATTGGTCGCAATGGCTCACGCTTTAGCTTTGAAGGACTCAGATCAAACATCACCAAGATCAAATCAATGGAAGGAATCCAGGTGGTATGGTTGGAAGAAGCTGAGAAGATAACCGCATCCAGTTACGATACCCTTATTCCGACCATAAGAGCTCCAGGCAGTGAGATCTGGATCTCATTCAATGCCCAGGATCTACTGGATCCAACTTACCAAAGATTCGTAGTCAATCCGCCAGAGGACTCATACGTTGTCAAAGTCAACTATGTTGATAATCCTTGGTTTCCAAAAGAATTAGAGAAGGAAAGACTACACCTGGAGAAAGTCGATAAAGCTTTATATAAGCATATTTGGCTCGGAGAACCACTAGAAAACAGGAAGGGAGCTTACTATGCCAGGCAGATCGAAGCAGCCAGGGAGGACAACAGGATCACCAAAGTTCCAATTGATCCAGTGCTGCCAGTAAATTCATTCTGGGATCTTGGAATCGCGGATGCAACCTCAATATGGTTGATACAGAGAGCTGGCACTGAGCTCAGAGTCGTCGGTTACTATGAAAACAATGGAGAGGGCCTTCAACACTACATCAATTGGCTGCATGACTTTCGAGATACCCATGGGATTACCTTCGGAGATCACTGGGCCCCACATGATATTCAAGTTCGAGAGCTGACAACTGGTAAGTCAAGAAAGGATCAAGCGCGCCAAATGGGAATTGTGTTCCGAGTGACACCGAATCTACCGATCATGGATGGCATTGAAGCTGCCAGGAGAATATTGCCCAGGTGTTATTTCGATGAGAAGCGCTGTGCTGATGGCATTCGAGCTTTAAGTTATTACCGCTGCGAATATGATGAGGACAAAAGAGTTTACAAGGATCGCCCGCTGCACGATTGGAGCTCACATGGCGCTGATGCCTTCCGATATTTTGCTGTTGCCTGGATCGATAAACGTCATGAAGGAATGACCGGTCCAGCTGTACTCAAGCAAGATTGGAAGATCTTTTGAGTTGGCTCAAGCACTCACTCATTGAAGAGTGGAAGTATGATTTTGCTGAATGGTATATTTGTTTTGAGCATGGCGATATGCCTTGGAAACTTGCCAAATTACTTAAACCAGGTTATCGGCATGTATGGGCAGTACGTTGGGATGGCTTCAACTGGATTCGCTTTAATGCCAGGCTTGGCGGGACTGACATCGAAGTTTTACCCTTTGGTCCACAACATAAGATACAAAATGTTGTCAAAGATACTAATTGTAGTGTTATAATCCACGTTAATATTCGTCGAGATAATACCAGGATCCGAAATCCCTGGCCTACACTTTGCACATGTGTAGAACAAACAAAGGCTTTACTGGGGATTGGCGGATTAAGAACCTGGCATATTTATACCGGGTATCAATTGTATAAATATTTAATTAAGGAGCATCATGGGACGACGCAGATCAGCACCACCACCACCACCAGCTAAAACTAAAGCTGAAGTTAGGCAAGAGAAAGAAGAAATTAAAGTTGACAAGCAGATTGAAGCTAGAGAGAAAGCTCGTACACGCGCTAAGACAGGACGTAGAAGCTTGATTTCTGGTACGAAAGATGAAAGAGGTATTTACAGCAACACTTTAGGTTAATATGTCTAAATTTAAAATCCCTAAAGAGCTAGGGACAGTCAAAGAACTGATAGCTCGATATGAAGCAGCGAAGAGCAGAAAAGAGCCTTGGATCAATCATCTAAGAGAATGCTATGATTTTGCACTGCCCCAGCGTGAAAACTTTTCCCTTCATACACCAGGACAAAAAAAGAATGTTGACATCTATGACTCGACAGCAGTCATGGGAGTCCAGAAGTTTGCTTCAAGATTACAAGCAACTCTCATTCCGCCCTGGCGACAATGGACCAAATTGGTTGTTGGATCTGAAATTAGGGAAGATGAAGATGAAGTCCAGGAGTATTTGGACGAAGCTAATGACATCCTATTTGATCACATTAATCATTCAAACTTTGCTACCCAGGCACATGAAGCTTTACTAGATCTCAGCGTTTCAACAGGCGCTTTGATGTTAGAAGAAGCCGAGCCAGGTGGTGATTCATTATTACATTTCACAGCAGTTCCGCTTGCAGATCTTTATCCAGAGGAAGGGCCGAAAGGATCTATCGAAACGATCTGGAGAGCTCATAGCGTACCAGCCAGGCATATCGAAAGGATCTGGCCAGGCGCTGATCTATCAGATGAAGCTGCAAGAAAAGTCAAAGACAAGCCAGATGCTAAGATCGATCTGATCGAAGGCACTGTATTTGCTCCAAAAGAAAACGCTTATTATCAGTGCGTGATCGAGAGAGAGCATCAAAAAGTTATATTCACACGTTTTTATGAAGTTTCTCCTTGGATCGTGTTCCGGGAAATGGTTGTACCAGGTGAGATCCTTGGTCGAGGTAGAGTGATGCAAGTGCTACCAGCGATCAAAACAGTTAATAAAGTTAGTGAATTTGCGCTTCGCAATGCTGCTCTCGCTATTTCTGGGATCTACACAGTAACTGATGATGGAGTTATCAATCCATATAACATCAATCTGGAGCCAGGCACAGCCATCCCGGTCGGATCTAATGATAGTTCTAATCCTACACTTCGCCCTCTGGAAAGAGCTGGTGACTTTAATGTGTCTGAATTAGTCATGGAGGATCTGAGAGAAAGCATTAACAAATGTTTGTTTGCAGATCCTTATGGCGGTATGGACTCTCCAACTAAGACAGCCACTGAAATGTCAATGCGTGGTCAAGAATTGGTTATGGATGCTGGATCAGCTTTCTCCAGGCTGCAGACTGAGTTTATTGAAAAGATTATTAAGCGATCTGTCTATATCTTAAAGAAGAATGGCAAGCTTGGTGAGTTTAAAGTCGATGGTCGCGAAGTTACGATCAAGCACACTTCACCTTTAGCCAGGGCCCAGGATCAAGAAGATATGTTAGCAATTCAGCAATACATGGAAATGACAATGGCCCTTGGACCAGAAGTCTTTGCGTTGGGAACAAAGATGGAAGATATGCCGAGCTATATAGGTAAGAAGCTTGGTATCGATCAAGAGTTATTAAGATCTCAAGAAGAGAGAACAGAAATGCAAGCGCAAGCAGCAGAAGCAATGCAAGCGCAGCAAGAACAGGAGATGCAAGGTGGCGGAGAGCAGTTGGGATAAATTAGATCTTGATGGAAAAGAAATACAAAAAACCAGGGAAGAGAACCAAGCCAAGTCGAATGAAATAGCTGGTCAATTCCAAGAATGTTTTAGTACAGATTCGGGGCAATATGTTCTGAATCGGTTGAAATCTATTACGATTGATAAACCAGTGCTAAATCCAAACTCGACACAGTTCGGTGCCGGGTTAAGAGAAGGTCAAAACAATATAGTCAGACAGATTATGGACCAATTGTCTTTGACAGATAAAAAATAACTTTGGAGATAAATATGAGCGAAGAAGAAACTTTGATAGAAGAAAACCCAGTAGAAGAAGCTGCAGCAGAAGAAGTCGTTGAGTCAACTGAAGTCGAAGCAGCAGCGCCAGAAGAAGGTGAAAAGCCAGAATGGTTGAAAGATAAATACAAATCAGTGGAGGACCAGGCAAAAGCCTATGCTGAACTAGAAAAAAAGTTCGGAGGTTTTACTGGATCGCCCGAAGGCGACTACGAAATGAAAGTGCCAGAAGGTATAAGCGGAGAATATGACATGGATGATCCGCGTATTGAATGGTTCCAAGATGTAGCAAAAGAAAACAATATGAGCCAGGCTACATTTGATCAGATGTTAAGTGGCTTTGTAAAAATGGAACAAGAAGCGAATGATCCAGAAGCAGCAAAGAACATTGAGATCCAGGCATTAGGTAAGAATGCAAATGCCAGGTTAAGAGATCTTGGTGATTGGGGTAAAGCAAATTTAGATACAGATCAATACGAAGGTTTCAAAGGTTTAGCAACGACAGCTGCTGGTGTTCAAGTATTAGAAGCTTTAATTGCTAAAACAGGTGAGGGCAAAATGCCAACATCAAACACAGTCAGATCTCCAGGATTAACTAAGGAGATGTTAGACGATATGATTGCGGATCCGAAGTATCAAACGTCAGCAGCATATAGATCAGAAGTCGCACAGAAGTTTGTTGATTACCATGGAGAATAACAGCTGGCGGAAAGGAAAACCATTGGCCTGGCAATCGGGTTGGCTTTGTGCTAAAGATGGAAAGCCACACGATCTTGTGTATGGATCAGAAGAAATATTAAAAGAATACAATGCGGGATATGAAGCTTACGAAAATTTCTCCCAGGTTCACTGCCAATCTAAGAAGGTTGATAGCTCTCCTCATATATCTCCGGCCTAATTAGATACAAGTGGGATTAGTTGCCCTAAGTAACTACTAAAAAAAGATACAATTTGTTGCATAAGATAACAAATGTAGCGTACAATCAGAGAAAATCCAACCATTGGACACTTCTTTATAGAACCCAGCCAGGAAGGACTCGGCCCACATTAGTGGACACCCGGCAAAAGGTAATATTAATTTAACTATAAAGGAGGACTTATGTCCGCAAATCTATCTTCAGCTGCCCAGCAGCTATTCGACAGTGAAGTGAAACATGTGTTTCAAACAGCTGGCGGTTTAAAGGACACTGTAACGAATCGTAATGACGTTATCGGTGATATTTATAAATTCAGAGCAATGGGTAAAGGCCTAGCAAATCAGAAAGCTACTTCAGCTGATGTTGTTGCTATGGGCATTTCTCATTCATTGATCAACTGTACACTTGGCAACTGGAACGCGCCAGAGTACACAGACATCTTTGACGCTAAAGAAGTAAACTTCGATGAAAAGACTGAGCTACAGACAACAATTGCTGGTGCTCTTGGTCGTCGTCGTGATCAACTTGTTTTAGATGCTATGGACGCAGCAACTGCGGGTACTACAATTGCCCATGGTTCTACAGGTCTTACTCTAGCCAAGCTTATTACAGCTTCAAAATCATTGACTGATAAAGGAGTACCATCGAGCGATCGTCACATCGCAGTATCAGCAGCTGGTCTTGAGGATCTATTAAGTGTAACTCAAGTACAAAGCGCTGACTACAACTCAGTACGTTCTTTGGTATCTGGCGAGCTAGACACTTTCATGGGTTTCAAATTCCACGTTATTGAATCACGCGCGGAAGGCGGACTTGATATTGCTTCAAGTGTTCGTGAAGGTTTTGCTTGGCATTCTTCAGCAGTTGGACTAGCAACTGGAATTGAAATCACAGCGAAAGTTGATTGGGTTCCACAGAAAACTTCATGGCTATGTAATGGCATGATGAAAGCTGGTGCTGTTGTTCGTGATGCAGATGGACTTGTTTCTATCAGCTGGCAAGAGTAATTAAGTTGTAACCGAATGGTGGTATCTCATATAGGGGTACTGCCATTTTTTTTAAGGAATTATTATGGCAACATCAATTGAGATATGTTCTAACGCATTAAATTTGATAGGCCATGGCTCAATCGCTAGTTTCACAGATGGTGGAGCCGGAGCCAACATTGCAGATGCTTTATACGAAACAACGTACAAGGATCTGTTATCACAACATCGCTGGAGATTTGCTTCAGCTAAAGTCAATTTATCGCAATTAGTAGCTACTCCAGTTAATACCTGGGATTATGCTTATCAGCTTCCGGCTGATTATATTATTGCTACCTCAGTCTACCCAAATATGAACTATGAGATCTATGAGGATAAGCTTTATACAAATTCACAAACTGTTGATCTGGATTATGTTTATCAAGCACCAGAAGCAGAAATGCCCGCTTACTTTCAAAGAATATTAGAGTATCTTTTAGCTTCGGTTTTTGCTATTGCGATCACTGACAACTCTAACAAAGCAGAAGAGTATCGTCGGATGTTTGATTACAATTTAAGAAGAGCCAGGTTTACTGACGCACAGTCAAGACCAACGAAAGCGATTGTCGATTCTCCATTTATTGAGGCCCGACAGTAATGCCAAAAGTTATTACGCTGCAGACTTCTTTTGTATCTGGTGTGTTGGATCCACGTCTTGCTTCCAGGACAGATCTAAAACATTTCTACCAGGGCGCTGAAGTTGCTGAGAACGTAGTAACAATGCCACAAGGCGGAATCAAACGTCGTCCAGGCTTTAAATACCTTGCTAATACCGCATCAAATAATGAAGCTAGATTAGCTTCTTTTGCATTTAACGTAGAGCAAACTTACTTATTAGTCTTTACTAATACAAGTGTTGCAGTTTATAAAGATGGTGTTCACCAGGCAAATGTTACAACACCTTACACGACTGCTCAATTATTTGAATTATCCTGGACACAATCAGCTGACACTATGATCCTGGTCCACAAAGATCATGCGCCAAGAAAATTAGTCAGAGGTGCTTCACATACTTCCTGGACACTTTCAACGATCAGTTTAAGCAATATTCCTCAATTTAATTATGGATCTGGCAATGAAAACGTCTGGTCTGGATCAAGAGGATGGCCAAAAAGCGCTACATTCTTCCAGGCACGTTTATGGTTTGGTGGATCCTTATCAAGACCACAAACTTTATGGGGATCTAAAACAAATGATTTCTATAATTTTGATGTTGGGACATCTTTAGATGATGAAGGAATCGATGTCACATTAGATACAGATCAAGTTAATGCTATTACAGCTGTTTATTCTGGAAGGCATTTACAAATATTTACAACTGGTGGTGAGTTTTCAATGCAAGATTCTCCTATTACACCAGCAAAAAGTGCAGTCAGACGTGAAACATTATTTGGATCTGGCGCGGTTCCACCTAAAAATATTGATGGCGCTGTAATCTTTGTAGATCGTACTGGTAAATCAGTTAGAGAGTTTTTATTTTCTTACAATGAGGATTCTTATACAGCTGGTACAGTTTCATTGTTGGCTTCGCATTTGCTCAATGCTCCGGTCGATATGGACGTGTTAAAGGGTACAGCCACCGATGATGCAAACTACGTTTATTTCGTCAATGGTGATGGCTCATTAGCAGTTTATAACACATTAAGATCTCAAGAAGTTAGTGGCTGGACTAAATGGACTACTTCTGGCGAAATCGAGTCAGTAGCAGTTGTAGTAGATGAAGTTTACTTTGTTGTTAAACGCACAATTAATGGAGCTGTTGTTCGACACCTGGAGCAACTCGACTCCTCAACTTATACCGACGCAAACAAAACAGTGACATTAGGATCACCAGGAACTGCGGTTACTGGATTAGCACACTTAAATGGGCAGCTATCTCGCGTTAGAGCAGATGGCGAAGTCAGATCAAGTGCTACACCAGCGTCCGGAGCAATTACCCTGTCAGAAACAGCAACAGTTATAGAAGTTGGCCTGGACTACACAACAACAGTAACAACTATGCCGATCAACATGGATTTCCAGGATGGACCAACACTCACCAGGAAAAAAAGAATTGTTAAAGTTGTACCTAATGTTTATCAATCTCTAGGTATGAGTATTAATGGAGATCGGTTTATTGATCGTAACTTTGGTATGTCTTTAGATAGCGCACCAACTGCTTACACAGGGCTGAAAGAAATGTATTTATTAGGGTGGACTGAGCTGGCCCAGGTCACGATCACTCAAACAGATCCAACACCAATGACTGTGCTTGGATTAGCAATAGAGGTAGAAGCGTAATGGGATTGTTAATGGCAATAGCTAGTGCCAGTGCGAGTATTCAAGCTGGTAAAGCTAAAGAAGAAGCTTACAAACGAGATGCTGACAGAGAAACTTTTGCAGCAAAGGATAAAGAGATCCAAAGAAAGAAACGATTAGTGGCTGCACTAGCAACTCAAAACGCTGTAAGAGGTGCTCAAGGTATTCGAGCATTTGAAGGATCATCACTTAACTTAATGAATCAAGATGTAGAAACATTTGAATACGATCAAGATATGGGAGCAGCTAACCTGGCTATGAAACGACAATCATTATTAGAAGAAGGAAAAGCTGCCAAACGCTATGGTTATGCAAGTGCTGCTAATACTATATTAAATGCTGCTCAGACTTCAAGCAACATAGGATAATATGGCTGAAATAACAAGATACCAAAGATCTGAAGCTGCCCAGGCAGTTCCAACATCAAAAGCGGAAGCTAATAATTTAAACTCTTTAGCGGATCGGCTGCGTCAATTTTCCAATAGACAGTTTGAAAGAGAAGCTCAACAAGCTGGTATCGAAGGAAAGCAAGCTGGTCAATTAGCTGCCAGTGGAAAGATTGGTGGTTTAGATCTCAGTGACAACTCAACAATTAGATCCAGGGCATTTAATCAAGGAGCTCAACTTTCTCACGCTGCTGCAATTAAGATCGATATAAATGAAAACATCTCCAGGCTAAAAATGGAGAACCCTTATGATGTTGCAGCTTTTACAGAATTAGCAAATGGTTACAAAAAAGGTTTATTAGCTGAAGTAGATCCAAGCATTAGAGCAATGGCTGAAGGTGATCTTAATACTGCTATTTCTAATGGCACTATAAAGATTGGTGCTGACTTTATGAAACAAGAGCAAACAAAGCAAGTTGCTACCATTCAAAAAGGTGTTGATGTTGCAATGGAATTGTCATTACAAATGGCTGCCAGGGGAGATATTGAAGGATCAGACGATCAGATGAATCAAATTCGCACAGCTATTGAGGCTGGTATAGAAGCTAACTTGCCTGGAGTTGATCAAGCTTATTTAGATACAACTATGAGTAAGCTAACTGAAGCAGCTGATTATGAATTAATCCTGGGAGAATTTAAAAGAGAATTAGATGCTAATGGTATTGAAGCAGCAGAAAATGCTTTAGATGCTTTCAGTGAATACACAGATCAACTGGTTGATGAAAATGGTGATGAAGTAAGCATACTTCCAGATACTAAAAGAAAAATTATTTCCGCAATGGAAACTTTAATTTCAAGGGATCGCTCTGATGAGTCAAGAGCTGCAGCAGCAATCAAAGCGCAAAGAGCAGCAAAAACAAAAGAAATAAAAAGACAAGCTAAAAAAGCGACGTACGCATTAAAGAAAAATCAAATACCAGATGGTGTAAATGATTTAGTAAGAGATGCTCAATTAAATGGTGACAATGAAGTAGCTGAAGATTTAATGTTAGAACTAATAGTTACACATGAAATGATTGCTACAACAGCTGAAGATGGAATAAGTTTTGTTGATCGATCACCAATAGAGCAAGAAGAAGTTATTAACGAACTTCAAAAACAACAAGATTTAAGTCCAGGTGAAACAAGACTACTGGAAAGAATGAAAGAAACACATGACTACACTATGGCTGAAATTAAAAAAGGTAACGCTATGATTTTGGCTGTTGAGCAAGGTGTTATATCAGATTTACCTCAAATAGATTTTTCAGATCCAAAGCGAAATAGTGCAGAATTTTATGATGAACGTATGAAATTGCATGAACTTGTTGAAGCTCAGTACGATATGGAGTTATCTCCTTTTACAAATATTGAAGCCGATTCATTAATAAGTTATATGAATAGCTCAGAAGTTCCTATTGCAGCAAAAATTTTAGCTATGACTAATTTAGTTGATGGATTAGATGATAGCGCTAATAAAGTTATGGAGCAATTGTTTGATAAGAATGCTGTTGAATACACAATGGTTGGTGATTTAATGATTAACGACAACCCTGTTATGGCATTTAAGATCTTAGAAGGAATGGATTTAATAAAGTTTGGGACAGTAGAACAGCCAACAGGGTTACATACATCAATAACTGGAGTATTGGGAGATCTTTTAAGTAACAATCCTAAATATTTAGGCGCAGTTATTGAAGCAACTAAAGCAGCTTATATGACAGAACCACAAACTGGAACTGCAGTTGGTCAAGACGTTGAAGCAATTGTTAAAAATATAGTTGGCGGAATTATAGATGTTGGATCACTTCCTGGCGGTAGAGAATCATACACAGTTATTCCTCCAGATCCAAGTATAAACGCTGGGCAATTTGGAAGAAGATTAAACGATTTACAATTAGATGACATTGAAGCACATGCTAAATCTGGTGGTTTTAAACAAGCTGCTTTAGGTTATAGCAATGAAGAAGTATTAGATCTTATACAAAATAAAAAGTTAGTAAATGTACCTCCTTATGGAGAAGGAGTTTACCTTGTTCAGTTAGGAGAAAGTGAACTTGATATATTACGAAAACCAAATGGAGATCCGTTTGAGTTTAAATACAATTTACGCGCTGGCATTCCGGAAACATATTAATGAGCGCATTTAATTCCGGATCCCAGGACTTCTACGATAAAGTGAATTTATTTGGTCCCACTCCAGAGGAGCTGGGTTCGGAAACTACTTACAAAGAAAACTTTGAAGCAAGTTTAGCAAACTTTAAATATGAATGGATGTCTAATTCTGAAGAAGGAATTATTGGAGATCCAATTAAAGAACAACTTAATAAGCTAAAGACTTTAAAAAATCCAGACTATGATCCTAATAATATTAGTGATTTCGATTTATCTAATGATCGTTTATTAAGTAATTTTAAAAACGAGAAACAAGAGTACAGAGATAAAACTTTTGAAATATTAGAATTACAAAAAAAACATCCAGAGCTTGGTTTATTAACATACGATCAGATGATGGTATCGGTTCAATCCGAAGCTCAAAAGATTCGTGAAAACATGGAACAAGTTACAGGTAATCGTACTTGGGGTGGTGTAGGCGGTGAGATAGCTGGCATGGCTGTTGGAGCTATTCAAGATCCAATAATTCTAGCTTCTATGTTTTTAGGTACTGGAAAAATTACCGGAGGTACTAAAGCAGCAAACGCATTAAAAGCTTTTTTTACTGAAGCTGGTATTGCTATGGGCGCTGAAGTAATGATCCAGCCTAATGTAATAAATTGGAAAGCAAGATTAGACAGTCCATATAGTTTAAAAGAAGCTGCAATAACAGTATTAACAGTTGGTGGTTTTGCTGGTGTAGTTAGAGCTGGTGGATCTGTTACTGTAGATGTCATTGAAGCAGCAAGCGCTGCAAGAAAATTAAGAGCCCAGGGTAAAACAACAGAAGCTGATATTTTAGATAGTTTTGTAGATATGTATGCCAGCGGAAGAGCTGGACCAGGAGAATTTTTAGAATCTCAATACAAGCCAATGGAAGTTATACAAAAGGCTTTGGATGAAGGTCGTTTACCTGGAGATTCAGATATTGAAGGATTAGTTCCAAGAGGAGATATTCAACAATTAAATCCAAATGATATTCAAGTTGATGCTGCTACATTTCAATTTAAAGCTGATGGAGATGCTCAAGGAGTAAGTGATGCTTTAAAAGGTGTTAAAGATTGGGATCCTATTGCAGCTAATACAGTTATTGTTTGGGAACGAGCAGATGGAGTTAAGTTTATTGCGGATGGGCATCAAAGACTTGGACTCGCAAAAAGACTAGCAGCTGAAGGTGCTGACGATATAAGTATGAATGCTTTTGTATTAAGAGAATCAGATGGCTTTACTCCTCAAATGGTAAGAGAACAAGCTGCTTTAATTAATATTGCACAAGGTACAGGATCAGCCATAGATGCTGCAAAAATACTTAGGGATGCTGGTCCAGAGGGTAGATCAATTATTGACAACCTACCGCCAAATCAAGCGCTTGTTATGCAAGGTAGAGGCCTATCTAAATTAGACGATGAATCATTCAGATTAATGATTGATAAAACTATTCCAGAAAGATTTGGAGCTTTAGTTGGAGATCTTATTGAAGGTGGCGCTAACCAGGCAGCAGCTATTCGTGCTCTGGCAAAAGCTAAACCAGCAAATTTAATCCAGGCTAGATCAATGATCAGCGATATGAATGCAGCTGGCTTTACTAAAGTTAAGACTGATGATCTGTTTGGTGGTGTGGAGTTTAGTGAATCACTTATTGTTGAAAGAGCCAAAGTAATTGATAACGCTGTTAATAGGCTTAAAAAAGATAAAGCTGTATTCAAAACTTTAACTGACCAGGAGAATAGGATCAGTGGCGGTGGTAATGTTTTAGATCGTGCTAAAAACCTTCAGCGCTTATCAAGTGATGAAAACTCCCTGGCAACTCTTACTGCCCTGGCTAACAATAAAGGACCAGTATCTGATGCAATAAATGAAGCAGCAGCAAAACTTAAAGCTGGTGAATCTTTACAAAACTCTACTAAAGGAATTGTTAAAGCAGTCAAGCAAGCAATTAAAGATGGCGGTATAGAACCAGAAGTTATTACAAAGCCAGAGATTGGCAAACCAGTTAAGCTGCAAGATCTTAACGATAAAAGCATTGCTAAAGCTGAATCAGAATTTAGAAGCAAGCAATTAAAAGCAAATTTAAGTGTTGCGGAATATCATAAAAAAGCAAAACCACTGCAAAAACAATTTGAAAAAATTGGTAAAGAAATTGCTAAAGATCTTGGAGATGATGGTTTATTTTTAAGTCCAGGAATTAAAGAATTAAAAAAAGTTAAAAACAAAGTAAAGGATAAATACAGAGGAAAAACTGGACGACTAACTGATGTTATAAGAATGGGTTTTGCACTTAAAAATTATTCTGATACTGCCAAAATAATTAACAAAATAAGTAGTAAGTATGAGGTGCTAGATGAAGGATTCATAATGAATGGCGCTGGATATTTTGATCATAAACTAATAGTTCGTTTTAAGAATGGTCAAATAGGTGAAATTCAAATGTGGGAGCCACACTTATTAGCAGCGAAAGAAGGAAAAGATTTTGTAGATGATCTGTTTACAGAGGATATGAAGAAATTTATATCTGATTTTGACGTGCCTTCAAGAGAAAATAGTGGACACAATATTTATGACAAACAAAAAGACTTACTTGAAGATGGAGTCATACCACCAAAAAATCAAGCAGAATTTGATAGATTAAATAAAGAACAAGATAAGCTTTATTCGCGAGCCAGCCAGTTTTCAAAGACTTCTTGGAACACAGCTTTAGAGAGTTTTCTTCCAGATTCCATAACATCAAGAGGTGAAACAGGCTCCCAAACTCCTGGAAGATCTGGATCGTCGATAGTAAATGCTGCTATAGATCCATCTGGTGGCGCTACGACAACTGCCGGGAAGCCTTCCCAGTTGTACCAATCAACTACATCTTCATCATTAAACATAAATTCTACCTCTAAACCTATTATACCTGGTGCTACAGAACGTATCTATTTAAATGATCCAGAAATGGCAAAGATGATAGACAGTGAAATTATGGAAGCGCAGCGTATTGTTGATCAGTTTGGTGAAGATTTCCAAGTGCCTTACTCAAAATTAGATGGTTTTGGTGAAGAAATAGTGGAGATTGAGGCAGCTAGAAAAGTTTTTAACGATATAGATCAAGACGAAAAAGTTGTCAATGATCTGTTTACATGTATGGGAGGCTCTTAATGCCTAGTTTAGATAAATGTATTGATGATGGTGTTGCAGCAAGATTAGTATCAGATCAGATGGCTTTAGATTTAAAAGATGCTGTAACTGGTTTTACTGAACGTCACATTTTAGAAGGCAAGGATCCAGCAGCTGCAAAACGAATGGCTCAAACAGATGCTATTGATGCAAAAATGACACAGCTAAAATTACAGCGTAGACAAAAAGCGCTGCAAGTTATAAAGATAAAAGAAGCTATAGACGCTGCTGAAGCTCATCCAAAGGGTTTTAAGCGTGGTTTAGTGTCAATTATAACTAAAGATATAGAAGATGTATTAAGTGAGTCAAATATCGATTACAGAGCCAAAGCAATACTTGGACAATTCCACAGCAAAATAGCAAGAGCTATGGAGCAATTCCGTACAAAAACATTAGGATTTCGCCAAGATATAGCTGGCATGAGAGATGTTGTTCGTGAAATAGAAGGTGTTAATACTGGAAACAAAATTGCTAAAGAATTTGCTGATCAGATCTCTGGAGTTTTTGATGAAGCCAGGCTGCGTTTTAATCGCGCTGGCGGTGGTATAAGAAAATTAGACAATTGGTTTCCTCACTGGTGGGATCCTAAGTTAGTTAAAAAAATTAGCAAAGAAGATTTTATTGATAAGTTTGGATCTAAATTAGATCGGGACAGAATGATTAATCATCTTGGCATTCCAATGAACAACCTGGAATTAAGAATTTTACTTGAACGAGCTTATGATGATATTACAACAGATGGTTTAGCAAGCTTAGAACCTGGAGCGAGAGGCGGAACAAAGTTAGCTAATAGACATCAAGAGCATAGAGTTTTAATTTTTAAAAATGTAGATGATTGGTTAGATCTAAATGATACATTTGGTCGTCCAGATCTTTATACAACAATGAATGATCATTTATCAAACATGAGTCATGAAATTGCTTTAATGGAAATCATGGGCCCTAATCCAGAAGCTAGTTATCAATACTTAAAAACATTATCTAAAAAGAAAGGATCGTCTGAAACACAATTAGCACAGCTAGAAGCTTTATGGAACGTAGCGTCTGGAAAAATAAATAGCTCTGTTATAACTACTGTTGCTGATTTTTCAAGAACAACTAGAAGTTTATTAGTTGCAGCACAATTAGGTGGCGCGTTCTTGTCATCGTTAAACGATCCCTGGATTGCTAGAATGACTGCAAAGATTAATGGCATACCTTCTATGAAAGTATTTAAAGAAGCGCTTCGTCAATTTAATCCAGCCAATAAAGAAGATCGAATTTTTGCAGTTGAAATGGGATTAGTGGCTGAAGCTTGGGTAACACGCGCATTAGCAGCAAATAGGTTTACAGAGCTTACTGGATCAGACTTTGCAGCAAAAGCAGCTGATGCAACTATGCGTGCTTCATTACTTTCTCCCTGGACAGATGCTTTGCGAAAAGGATTTGGAATGGCGCATTTTTCACAATTAGCAAAAGACTCAACAAAAGCTTTTAAAGATCTACCAAAGCTTCGTCAACAAGCATTAAAAAGATACAAGATCACTCCAGAAGAATGGGAAATATTAAGAAAAACTAAAGCTATTGAACACAAAGGGGCCAAGTATTGGTCAATGGAAAAATTCTTAGAACGATCTGATATTGGAACAAAAGAAAAAAATGCTCTACTTAGCAAAGTTCATGAAATGACTATGGCTGAAATAGATCATGCTGTTTTAATGCCAGACTTTAGATCAGAAGCAGTAGCTACATTAGGAACGAGAAGAGGTGGTTATGGTGAGATTGTAAGAATGGCTGCAATGTACAAATCATTTCCTATCTTAATGATTATGAAACAGCTATACAGAGGTGCTTCTTTAGAAGGCACAGTTAACAAAGTAAGTTACATAAGTCAATTAACAATTGGTTTAACAGTCTTTGGCGCTATAGCACTGCAAGCTAAAGAAATTGCTAAAGGAAGAAATCCAAGAAATATGGAAGATCCAAATTTTTGGAGAGCTGCTTATTTACAGGGTGGTGGACTTGGAATATTTGGAGATTTTATATTTGCAGAAACAAATAGATTTGGCCAGTCTTTTATGGAAAGTCTAGCTGGTCCAGTATGGGGATTAGGTGACGATATATTCGATATAACTAAAGGAAACGTCGATCAATTAATTGCTGGTAAAGATACAAATCTTAGCGCTGATATGATACAATTCCTACGACGTTATACACCTGGTAGTTCAACTTGGTACATTCGAGGCATATTTGAAAGAACAATTTTAGATCAATTACAGAAAATGTTGGATCCAAAAGCGTATGAAAAATTTAGAAGAGATGTTAATAAAAGAAAAACAGAATATGGTCAATCTTATTGGTGGAAGCCTGGATCTTCTGCTCCAACAGATTCAATTGATATGTCAGAAACAGGAGTATTTTAAATGGCAACATTAACAGTTGGTGATATTACACCACGCGTCCAATACACCGCAAGTGCGGGCCAAACAACATTCGCTTACGCGTTTCCAATATTTGTAAATACAGATCTAAAAGTTTATATTGGATCAACGCAAAAAACATTAACAACTCATTACACAGTTACTGGAGCTGGAACAAGCTCTGGCGGAAATGTTGTATTAGGATCTGGCGCTTCAGCTGGAGAAATTATAACGATCTACAGAGATCTGCCAGTAGCAAGAAGCTCAGATTATCAAACTGGCGGAACCTTTAGAGCTGAAACATTAAACGACGATCTGGATTCATTAGCAATGATGATCCAGCAAGTTGAATATGATCTTAATAATAGAGTA